GAGTGATTTGACTCACCTGTTTTGACTGATACCATCAACGCACTATGAAACCACTCAACTACCTCCTCGACAGGCTCAACGAGAACTCCACATGGAGGGGCGTCCTGCTCATCCTCACAGCCCTCGGCGTGTCGCTTTCGCCATCCCACCAAGAAGCCATCGTCGCAGCGGGCCTCGGCATTGTCGGCGCGATCAACATCTTCCGCAAGGGATGAACCCGCGCCGGATCGCCGCAGGAATGATCATCTTCGCCTTCGTCTGTCTTGCCATGGCATTTCTCACCGGCTGCGCGGGAATCGGTTCCCCACAGGTCTGCCTCAAAACGGACTATGGAACATTCTGCTACGCCCTGCCGGAACTCCCAAAACCTACCTCCAGCAAATGACCAAGCTCCTCGCCGAAATCGCCGCAGAGCAAATCGGAGTCCGCGAGGAAGGCGGGAACAACAACGGATCCAAAATTCGCGACTACCAGCGGGCCACCGACCTCAAGCCCGCCTCATGGCCATGGTGCGCGGCATTCGTGGACTGGTGCATCTCCGAGTGGCTCGACCGCCCCGGAGTCCGCGACTGGCTCAATCTCCAATCCTCCACGCCGGAGGACTGGCGACCCAAAACGGCGCTCGCCTACGGATTCCTCAGCTGGGCCAAAGCCCGCCCGAAAACAACGATCATTTTGCACGACCGCGAACTCGCCCGACCCGGCGACATCGTCGTCTTCGACTTCAGCCATGTCGGCATCATTGAGTCAGATTCCGGCCATCAAATTATAGCTCTGGAAGGAAACACCAACGGGCGAGGGGAGAGGGATAGCGAATCCGGAGACGGAGTCTGGAGAAAAGCACGGCAAAAAACCATCGCCCGGAACTTCATCCGAATCCGCCCCGCCGTGCCACAAGCTGCCACAAGCTAACGCAAGGCGTTATCTATCAATTACCCTTAGTTCGACTCAAAATCGCGTTCCGCAAGGAGTGTCGGTTCGATCCCGACCGCCGGTAGTTCCTTCGATATCAACCCGCAGAAGCCCATAAACAAAGGCTCTGCGGGTTTTTCGTGTCTGGACTTTGTGGCACTCGTTTTTCCTTGTTTGGACAAATAAAGGTTGCGGAAATGCCACAACTGCCACAAGGTTTGTCCAGTTATGTCTTATCGAGTTACGAAAGATTCTTCCCGGAGGACTTCGCCTTGGGTGCTGACCATACCAAAATCGGTCGCCGGTCGCAGGCTGCGGTATTTTTATGAGACCGAGTCGATGGCTTGGAGCGAGGGACCGAGGGTGATTGAGAGGCTCCAGAAGGGGGGGACGGATTCTCTGGTTCCTGTGGAGGGGCCGACCGTGGAGCGGGCTGTGGCAATGTTTGTGGCACTTTTCCAAGACAGGTCGAAGTCGCACCGGGAGAAGGTGGAGAAGGTGGGCAAGTGGCTGGCGAGGGATTTGCGTATGCCGCTCAAGGCTGTGACGCCGCTGGCGATGGTGCAGTGGTTCGCTGGTATCCCCGGCTCGGAGACGCAGCGGGCAACGGTGTATCGGTATGCCCGCCTGTTCTTCAACTGGACGGTGAAGATTGACCTGCTGGACAAGTCGCCGTTCCGGGCTGTGGACTGCCCAAGGCCGAGGTCGAGAAAGGACATTCTGGATTCCGCTCAGATGCAGGCGCTCCTCGATGCGGAGATGAGTGATGAGATGCGGGCGTCGATCTTGCTGGGCGGGTTCGCGGGCCTGCGGAGCATTGAGATTCAGCGCATGAACTGGGAAGACATCGATGTGAAGGCTGGGCAGATTTGGGTGAGGCCGGAGGTCTCCAAGCAGCATCACGGCATGATGGACCGGATCGTGGATTTCACGGAGCCGCTGACGAAGAGAAAGGAATTCTTCACCGGCAAGAAAGGCCGGATCGTGCCGGGGAGTGCGCGGGCGCATTACGAGGAGCGCAGGCGGCTGGCGGCGAAGCTGGGCTGGGACGGGTTTCCGGAGAATTCGCTCCGGCATTCGTTCGCGACCTATCATTTGGCGAGGTGCAAGAGCGCACCTCTGACGGCTTTTCAGATGGGACATTCCAGTCCCGCGATGGTGCAACGAGTCTACGCTGTTCCCGCTGCCAGAGCAGACGAGAAGGCGTGGTGGGAGATTTGACCTATGCCTTACGCGAACAAAAAAACGCAGAAGAAATTCATGGCTCGCCAATACAAGACGAAGTATGCGACCGACGACAAATTCAAAGAGGCAGAGGCGCAGCGCAAGGCGGACTGGTATCAGCGAAATCGCGAGAAGGTGATTGCGCGAGTGCTGGAGAATCGGGCGAAGAAAGTAAAACAATGAACATCCCGGACAAAGAAATAAAAGACATCGCTATGCCGATGGCGGCTCAACACCCCCACATGATTGGAACTGCTGCTGTGGTTTTTTTGTTGATGGGCGTTTTTTGGGAACCGTGGTTGGCGCTGCTGGTAATTTTCCCGCTTGGGCAATTTTGGTTGGAGGCTTGCAATAATATCCGATGGGCGAGGAAATATGTAGACGCATTTGAATTGGAAAAGCGGATTCAGCATTGCGTCGATGAGGCAATATCCAGCGGGAAAATCCACGAAACGATTGAGGAGTTTCGTCAGTTGCAAAAAGAAATCCCAAACAGCAAAGGTGGTGGTCAATTTATCCAAAACGAACGGGATCGAGATAAGTGGTTTGAATTGGATCGCGTGATCGATGCGCTTCTCGACCACAAACACAATTGTCGTTTCAACTAATATCCATCGGGGTCTGCGGGCTTTTGGTTGGCCTGCATTTTTGTGACGAGTTAAGAAGGGTCGCCCGCAAAGCGTCTGTTTAAGAGGGTGAAAATTTATTTTGGCCTGCGGAGCCAATCCCCATGCGGATGTCAATAGTTTTATTCTGGTAGGTGATCACCTTATTGAAAAATAATTGTTGCGGGGTGTCTGACACCATCTTAACTTGTCCTCATGCCTGATAAACGAGCAGCAAATAAAGTCCGAGTGACGGTTCCTATGGAGGACACTCTTCTTGCTCGGATTCAAAAATTCGCAGATGAAAACGGGATTGACCGAGTCGCTGCCATGAAGCTCATGTGCGATTCCTATCTCCAAGAAAAAACCAAAAAATCTAAGACAAAAAAGCAATGACCAAGATCACGATCCCAATAGACAAAAACATGAAGGCGCAGCTTCAAGCTATTGCCAAAACAGAGCGACGAAGCCTCGCCTTTGTGATGAGGGAAGCGGCAACTATTTTTTTAGACAGGGTGTCAGACACCCCCTACCAAAATAAGGTGAAACCCGCAACCAAAAGGAAGGCGGCATGAGCGACGAAATTACAACCGATCAGGCTGCGGCCCTTTTGGGCGTCAGCAAAAAGACGATTTACAGGCTTCTCGATGCCGGAACCATCGAGGCGAGCAAGCCATTTGGCAACCGAGTCGGCCATCGCATATCGCGGGCCGTGTTGGAGAACTGGTATCGCCTTCGCAAAGTCAAAACGACGAACCGCCGGAGGGCCGCGAAATGAACCACCAAGAAACTCTCTGGCTTCTCCAGTCGATCTGGGAGGCATTCAAGGCTCTCTCGCCGGTCGTGGCTCTGGCACTCCTCACATGGGGGGTGACCAAGTGAGCGTCGAGTTTGCGATCCTCATCGCCCTTCTGACCCTCGGCTCCTGCTATGCGAGCTACCGGCTGGGGCAGTCGGACATCCTTGAGCGGTTTCGTCGGCATGACGAACGCCGACGCCGCTGGGAAGAATTTGAGGACTAAACATCCTCACCACAAGAAAGCGCCCCGAAGGACTGGCATCCAACGGGGCAAAGTTAAACCACAAGAAAAGCAGTAATAACAAAATGAGTAACACACAACTGACTACACAAGTCAACACACAAGTCGCCTTGGGCGACATGCAGGTGATGGCAAATGCCTTCGCTAAAAGCGGCCTCTTGGGAATGAAAACTCCCGAGCAAGCATTGACACTGATGATCGTGGCGGTCGCCGAAGGGCGTCACCCCGGATCGGTGGCAAACGATTATCACATCATCCAAGGCCGCGCCTCGCTGAAGGCGGATTCAATGCTCGCGAGGTTCCAGCAGAGCGGCGGGCGTGTCGAGTGGCACGACCACACGAACGAGAAGGTGAGCGCGACATTCACGCACCCTGCGGGAGGATCGCTCCGGATCGACTGGGACATGGCGCGGGCCAAGGCGGCTGGGCTGGGCGGCAAGGACAACTGGCGCTCGTATCCCCGGCAGATGCTGCGGGCGCGGGTGATCAGCGAGGGCGTCCGGGCGACATTCCCTGCGGTTCTCAATGGGATGTATACACCCGAAGAGGTCGGCGAATTCGACGCGCCTCGCCCTGTGCGGGCGGTGGCCGCGAAGGTGGAGCCTGTCGTGGAAGTGAAGGCCGAGCCGGTGGTCGAGCCTGTTGCAGTTCCTGAGACAAAGGCCATCGAGGCCGAAGTGGTATCAATTGATACCGAGGAGCCGGAGTGGGCGATCACTTTGGAAAAGCGCATTTTTGAGCATGAGGCAAAGGTCAACGCCTTCCTCATCTCTAAGGGGCAGATCGCCGAGGGCCAGACATTCCGCGACATGACGGACGAGGGCTACCGCAACCGTATCCTCTCATCGACTCCACGCTTCCTCGAAACCGTTTTGAAGGAGGTCGCATAATGAGTCCCAAAATCACAGCAGAGATCGTGACTGCCACCAAAGAGCTTGTTGACACATTGTTAGCAATGAATGTCAAGAATCGGAATATCAAGCTCACAAATGTTCAATATCTCAAAAATGAAATTTTGAACGGTAATTATGAGCTAACCTCACAAGGCATAGGAATA